AAGAAAGAAATTCTTGAAAACAAACGCTTTGCTAACTATCAAAGCTGGAGCGAAGAAGTGAAACGCAAAGCAGAAATCACAATCATGAAAGAAGAACTAGGAGGACAAAAACATGAACAGCGTTAATTTGATTGGCCATTTGACCAAAGATGTTGACTTGAGATATACGCAATCGGGACTAGCGGTAGGACGCTTCTCCGTGGCGATCGACCGCCCCAAAAAAGACGGGCAGGATAATGGGGCAGACTTCCCAAATTGTGTAGCATACGGTAAAACCGCCGAAAATCTCGCCAATTACGTTCATAAAGGCGAGATGGTCGGGGTGACGGGGTGCATCCGGACAGGGAGCTACACCGGCAAAGATGGTCGGAAGGTTTACACGACAGACATATCCGTGGCAAGCGTTCAATTCCTGAACTCAAGATCGAGTGGTGGCCAAAATAACGGTTATCAAAACAACGGATACCAAAATAATGGCGGATATCAGCGACAAAGTGCGCCAAACTCGACCAATAACGGCAATTTTAGCCAGAATAATGCACAAAATGCACAATATGGCTTTGATGAGAACGATTTGCCGTTCTGATAAGCAAACAGGGTGGGAGGGTAGGAATTGAAAATGATAGGAAATCCAAGAACTATTATCAAGTGGTTATTTGAACAAGATGAAAACAAAAAGTTTGAAATCAAGGAACTCAAGCCTAAGAGATCATTGACCGCAAACGCTTATTATTGGGCGCTGCTTAATCAGTTAGCGAACGTTCTTAGATTTGACAATCAAAAGCTGCACTTCATGATGTTACAAAGATATGGGCAGTACGAAGTTGTCAGCGTACTGTCAAGCATTGATGTAAAAGGGTATTTCAGATATTACGAACCTATAGGACACGGGTTCATAAACAATAAAGAATTTACTCACTACAAGGTGTATAAAGGCAGCTCCGAGATGAATTCCAAAGAATTTTCCATCTTGCTTGATGGATTGGTCAGCGAATGCAACGAACAGAGTATAGCGACCTTAACGAAGAGCGAAAGGGAGCAGCTACATTTTATCGAAGAGTGTGATTGAATGGAATTTTGTATTATGAGCGACAATTACCCGTTTTGGCGGAATTATCGAGAACCTGGACTTTGCCGACATGAAATCTTTTTCGGGACTGGAAACAGAAGGCTGTCGATCGAAGACGGTCTAGTGGTTTTCCTTACGCCAGAGATGCACAACATGACGAACTATGGAGTGCATTTCAACCGTGATTTTGACTTGAAGCTGAAAAAAGCAGGAGAACAGGCATGGATTGACTACTATGGCAAGAGCAAAGAGGATTTCATCAAGCGTTACGGAAGAAATTATCTTTAAAAAGGAGGATGCGTATGCTACAACACAGTTTCTCGGTTGAGGTTGCCAAGAAGTGTGGCGTCAACGCCGCAGTCTTGTTCACTAACATTTCTTTTTGGGTCGAGCATAACAAAGCTAACGGAGCAAACGAACACGATGGCAAGTATTGGACGTTTAATAGCATGCAAGCATTCACAACACTTTTTCCGTATCTATCAAAACGTCAAATCGAAACGGCTCTTAAAAAGCTAGAAAACGACGGACTGATTGAAACGGGGAATTATAACAAGCTCCCTTTTGATCGTACAAAGTGGTATACGATAACCGCCAAGGGATATCGCATTTCACAAAAATGTGAAATCGATACAACATCAATGCAAAATGACATTTCACCAAAATGTGACACGAATAACGCAAAATGTGAAATGACATTTCACCAAAATGTGACACCAATACCATATATAAACACAGATATAAATACAGATGTAAACGCAGACGTAGTCGTTGGTACTAATTTGGTTAACATAGCAGAACAAACGACGGACGGCGGCGACTTCGCCAAGGTAACTCAATTCTATCAAGACAATTTTGGGATGCTTAGCAGCTATCTATATGACGATATCAGACAGACATACGATGATTGGAAACAGAAATCAAAAGAGCCTGTCGAAATAATGATCAAGGCTATGCAGATAGCCCTTGAAAAGAACGTCAGAAACTGGAGATTTGTCTCTAAGGTCCTGCTGAACTGGGAAGACAAAAAGCCACAGACGCTAGCTGATGTAGAAGCGCTAGAAAAAGAACATGGAAGACAAGGACAACAAAGGAAGACGTTGGCAGAACAGACTGAAGAAGACCGCAAGTTTAACGAAACATACGGATATTTCGCCGATGACTAGGAGGGAAAAGAAATGAAAAGCGTAAGTGATGTTTTAGGTGCTATAAAAGCGCCACCGAAGGAATGCGGGGCCGCTTATCAAGCGTGGCTAGATACTCAAGCAATGACGGACGAGGAAAAGAGGGCGTTCCTTGGCAAGAAAGCTGAAGAAACAACTCAAGCGGCATTAAAGCAGATCATGATTCCGAAGACATGGGGCAAGAGCCTGTGGTCAGGCGGCAAAGAGGTTAAATTCTCTTTTTCTGATTGGAATTATTCTAAGCAAGAAAACCAAGGACTCGCAAAACAAGTGGCAATTCAAGCCAAAACGTTAAGCGACCAGCTCAAAATCGATAACTTCAATGTTGTGCTACTTGGCGGCGCCGGAGTCGGAAAAACATCACTTGCGATTGCAATGATCACTGCTTTAAGAAGAACAGGTAAAAGTGCAATGGTGATTTCGACAACGGAGCTTGTATCAAAGCTAAACCGTTCATACGATTTCAAGGATGCTCAAAGAGAGATCGCCAAAGTGGAGCAAGGGGCATATGACTGTGACGTGCTTCTGCTTGATGATCTGGGCACGGAAAGCGGCGGTCGAGTGAAAGAAATCAGAACTGACATGTACGACCTGATATATCGGATTTCTAATGCGAGAACAGACAAGACAACGATTATCACCACAAACAACACTCCTGTGGAGCTTGGCAAAATTTACAGTGAGAAAATCGTAAGCCGATTGCTGCCGAAACGGAAAGAAAGATGCATCGATATGCACGGACTGAAAGACGTAAGGGGGCTATAGCATGATAATCAGACAAGTTTATAACCATGAATATGCTAGCGTAGTCGAAACAGACAGTAGCTATCTGTTCTTTGGCGGTCGAAACATCGGGGCTTTTAAAGTTGGCGAAGAACTGACCGCCCCTTGCGAACCGTACAAAATCCTGATGAAATGGAACATCAGCAAAGCGGTTGAGAACATGATCAAGGGGGTGTCTGATTGAAATTCAAAAAAGTCAACGGCGGTTGCCTGGTGTTAATCGCATTGAGCATTTGGTTCGGTGCCATCTGGCTCTTGTGCCGGTGGTTGGTAGGGGGTTAGGAACATGCGAATTACCAAAGATTACGGACTGACCGCATCCAAACTGGAGCATGATCTGCTGGCAAGACTAAACAAGGTGTACGAGCCGGTGAAGAAGACGGTCAAGCATGAACCTAGAAGATACACTCATATTTGGAAGAGAGGACTGATCAAATTTTGCAAAAAGAAGTGAAACCGTATCAGGTAGATTACAAACGAGGTGGCGTGGTAAGCAACATCATAGTACTTGCCAGCTCGCCTGAAGAAGCGCTGGAGAAAGCTAAAGAAGAACTGGAGGAAGAAAAATGAAAGCAGAATTTAAGGACGGACATTTTAACGCATGCTATGGCGGAAACACGATTTATGAAAAAAGCACGCTACAAGGTATGACGAAAGCGGATTTGATTGAATTGATTGAATGCGCTCAGAACAACTATGAAGTTCTACTTGATGAACGCGACTATTTTCATGACATGGTTTTGAGCATGGATAAACAATTGGAAGAAGCAAAAAAGAATTGAAAGAATAAGAGAAGCAGAGAAATCAGAAAGCGAGTGGGAAGAAAAATGATACAAATTAACGAAGAATTGGTCAAGAAACTGATGGCAATAGCTGACGCAAACGATGATGACGATTATATTTTTTATATAAAACATAACGTTATCGAACAGTTGAAAAATGACAACGGATTTGATGATGACGCATTGTACGATTTTTTACGAGAAGTTGACGAGTTGAAAGACGAAATATTGGAGGAGGAAGAAAAATGAAATACAGAATCGAATACAGAGAATATGACGATGCTGATGATCAAGGCAGACTTGTAGAGTTCCTTTCAGCGGTCGACGCGCGATCTTTTATGTTTGAAAACGGTTTTGTCAGCATTTGGACTGAGTCCGGCGGTACTCAAACTCCTGATCTTTATGTCAACGCTAATGACGTGCTTACGATTAAGCAGATTGATTAAAATGCTCCTAAAAGAACCGCTAAGCGATTTTAGGAAATTAGGCTCAACGTTGTTTAGAATGGAGTGGTGACCACATGAACATTACTGAAGCGGTAAATATGATTCTTAAACGTTATCCCAGTCATGGTTATGACGCGTTTATGGACTTGAGCAAAATCAAAGATGATGATTTACAGGAAGCGGTACGGTTTATCGCAAGCATGAGGAAACACTATCACACGAACCCCAAGTGTTCTCGAAAAATCAATCGGGAAACGCTCAAGGATATGATTAAAAAAGGTTACACCTACAAGGGCATCGCCAGAGAAACGGGGTTGGCAGAATCGACTATCGGACAAAAGGCCTTGGATTATGAGCTTAAAAAGCTTTATCATCAAAGCCCTCATGGTATAAGAGCTGGTGTGCAAGTGATTTGCCTGAACATCGAAACGGGCGAGCAGAAGACGTTTAAGTCTATCAATGAAACGGAAAAGGCTTTTGGGTTTGAGAAGGACCATTTAGGCTATAGATTAAGAGGCAGGAAATGTTATATAGAGAATGGCTGGGAGTTCAGGCGGGAGTGATTAAAATGTTGCTCACGGATTACTTTTTTAAGGAAATTGAAACGTACAAAAAAGGCCAAGTTAGGCAGGTCACGTACAACAAATATCACTCAAACGGTCGATTTTTGATTGAAAACTTTCCCGATCTAGTTTTATCAAAGATGACCGCGGATGACTACCAGCAAATCCTGAACAAGTATGCAGAAACGCACGAAAAAACAACTACTACCGACTTCCATCATCAGTTAGCGTGGGCACTCAAGCGAGCATACAACATAGACGGCATCTTAAAACGCGACGTGACTTTTGACGCTAAAATTCCGCTAGGTAAGGAATCGGGAGAAAAAAAGCCGAAATTCCTTGAAATCGAAGACATGAAAAAATTGATCCAAGAACTTAAGCATGAAAACACGCCCGAAGCGAATTTTTTTCTGATTTTGTTAAAGACTGGTTTGAGATTTGCTGAAGCGCTGGGTATTACGCTTAATGATATCGATTTTAAAAAGAAGACAGTAAGCATAAATAAAACGCTGAACTACAAAGGTAGCCGGAAAGAGACTAGAGCTTTTGCTCCGACCAAAAATAAGTATTCCGTCAGGACAATCATTGTAGACGATGCGGTTTTGTACATGCTATGGAAAAACGCAAGGGGCGCTGATTCGGATGAAAGCATTTTTTACAGACTTAAGGGTTTTCAATTTAATTCGACCCTTAACAACAAACTTAAGCAAGCTTGCCGAAAAGCGGGGGTGCCTGAGATTACGCTGCATAGCCTGAGACATGAGCACGCAACATATTTGGTGTCGCAAGGGATCAGCAGCATGGCGGTAGCTGAGCGGTTGGGACATGCAGATGATTCTGTCACAAGAGCGGTGTATATTCACCGATTAGAAACGGAAAGGGCTCGAGACGACAAGGAAATAGCGCAGAAAATTGCGAGTTTGTGAGGTGGATAATGGTTAAATTTGATGTCAAAACTGTAAATGATTTGCTGGGAATTGATGATGCATTTAAGGCGTCCAGCAGATTGATGGAGATTTTGTCCGAAAGAGAAGAACGCGAGAAGTTGTTTAGAAATTTTCTAAAAATCGATACTAATCTAGAGTATGATTGGTTTCATGAGTATTTTGAAGCCGAGCAGGCCGAAAGAAAATCGAAGAAGCAGGATTTTACGCCTGATACGGTTGCTAAACTGGCGAATGCGATTGCTTGTGAACTGGGGCAAACTGATTATTATGAGATGGCAGCAGGCACCGGGGGAATGATGATCGCTCGTTGGGTCTATAACGTTAAAGAAGATCCGGCGTTTATGAATAAAAGAAAAGACAGCATGGTTAACGATGTTCTAACGTCCAGCATTTTTACGTATGATCCGCAATCGTATTGGTATCATCTTGAAGAACTGTCAGACAGGGCGATTCCGTTCTTGCTATTCAACGCAGCTATCAGGGGCATAAATGCGGTGGTTATCCAATGCGATTCCTTAAGCAGGAAAGCCAAACGGGCATTTTACGTAAAGAGTGACAACAAAGATTTTCTGGCATTTTCCGATATTTTGGAAGTTCCTAAAACTGATAAATTTGCAAAATTCTTGAACGTGGAATGGAATTTAGATAAGGAGTGAAGAAATGAAAATTGAAAAGATTGATAGTTATCCGCCGCTGACGACAGACGAGCAGGAAACCATCCTCGCCTGGGACGCAAAGGAACGAGCATGGCATATATGTACTGACTACCCGGCACACGCACGCAAGTATGAAGCGGCACTTGATGAGTCCAAGTCTATCAAGAAAGGCTATCGAGACGGAACGTTAGTTATGATCGATGGGTATCTGAATGAGAACACACATACGGTTCGGATCGGTAAGAAGCGCCGTTACTCTGACGAACAAAGAGCCAAAATGGCAGAACGCCTTAAGAATGCGAGGAAAAAGAATGAGTAACACGATGTTTGGAGAGGTAGTATCGGAGTTTGATGATTGCGTAGTTATCGACTGCAAAGGCATTCCGGTCTGGCTGACTAAAGAGGAATTCGAAATAATCAAACTTCCTAAACTCAATGAAGACGAGTGGAAATATTATGACGAGTTAAAGAGGGTAAAGAATGGCGATAAAAGAGGAATGGTATCACATGTAAATTTTGACATTCTGAATTTGGGTTTGAATTTTGCGCCTGGTGGTTATTACAGAGTTATCGAAGCAATCATTAAAGGCGGCTATAATTATTAATAAGGCGTGGGAGTTAAAGCAGGGAGTGATGCTATGCGCACTATATCGACAGACAACAAGTTTCGACAAAACAAAGCGTTTCTGATGCGCTATCGAATTTTGACTGAGAAAATCCGGCGGTTGGAGGATAAGCTAGCGCAGATAGACGAGGATATGGCGGCGCTCAAATCGCCTAAACTGACCAGTGAACCTAAAGCGTCGGTACGTATCACGCTTGACGATAAGCTGATACAACATGACGAACTGGAAGGCAAAATCAACACGCTGTTAACGCATGCTAGAAAAAACAGGTCGGACATATCCCGATGCATTGACGCATTGGATAATCAGAAGCAGGCACTGGTATTGGACCGTTATTTCATCAGCGCTCAATCTTTGGAATACATTGCGGATGACATCGGATATAGTCGCAGCTACGTAACTAAACTGTACGTTCAAGGGGTACAGTCAGTCATCGTGGTGTAGTAACCAACAGTATACAAACAGTGTACAAAGAGTATACAAACAGTGTACTGATAGTAACCATTGAACCGTGCTATTATAGTATCGTCGAAGAAGGCAAGGAACAGTCCCCCTGTTACCTTGTCTTTTTTATACCCTGGGGTCGATACGCTTTCAGCATCCCCCCTATGTTTTTTAATCCCCCTGGGAGGTGGTCAGTATGGTCAGAGCGGATAGGCAAGGACAACACAGGACAGCGTTTGAGAAGAACAAGAAGCGCTTGTTGATGACGCAGAACACATGCGGAATTTGTGGTATGCCGATCGACAAATCACTAAAGCCGCCTGATCCGATGTCACCGGTTGTTGATCATATCGTACCGATTAGCAAAGGCGGTCATCCGTCAAGCATAGACAATCTGCAGTTGGCACATTGGACGTGCAATCGGCAGAAGTCTGACAAGCTTTACGCTGACGGGTTCAAACACAAGGCTCAAGTGATTGGCAATCGCAATCTTCCTCAGTCAATCAACTGGGCGGCATACAGAGAGGGGGGATAACCCCCTACCCTCGCGTCACGCGGAGTTTCCCGCCGTCACTGTACATTTTTTCTCGCGCGACATGAAAGGAGTAGATAAAGTGAGTGAATTTAAGGGTATGGGGTACCTGAAACGCAAGCTGGCAACCGTCAGACCACGGGTTCTGATGAGATATAGGCAGTATGCATCTAAATATCATGATTCCCCCGTCGGACTGACTATCCCGCCTAGCGTGCGTGATCGGTATCGTGCGGTACTCGGGTGGAATGCGAAGGGTGTTGACGCTTTGGCAGACAGACTGGTATTTAGAGAATTTGCAAATGATGATTTTGGAGTAAATCAGATTTTTAAGCAGAACAATCCCGATGTGTTTTTTGACAGCGCAGTTCTATCGGCATTGATTGGCAGCTGCTGTTTTGTCTACGTCTCTGCTGATTCTGATTCTGCTGATCCTGTGCGTCTGCAGGTCATTGAAGCGTCTAATGCCACGGGTGTCATTGACCCGATTACGGGTCTGCTAACGGAAGGATATGCCGTACTTCAGCGAGATACTGATACAGAGGCACCGCTTCTGGAAGCGTATTTCACGCCTGCTGAAACATGGTATTACCCTAAAGGCGGTTCGCCATATTCAATCGCCAATCCCGCTGGTATGCCGCTGCTTGTTCCGGTCATTCACAGGCCCGACGCTGTCAGACCGTTTGGTCGGTCAAGAATCACCAGATCAGGTATGTATTATCAGCGTTACGCCAAACGCACGCTTGAGCGAGCCGACGTCACGGCCGAATTTTATTCGTATCCGCAGAAATACATTCTTGGCATGGATCCTGATGCCGAACCGATGGATGCGTGGAGAGCAACGGTTTCATCTCTTTTGAGGATTGACAAGGATGATGATGGCGACCGTCCTACTGTCGGCCAGTTCACGACCGCAAGCATGGCTCCGTTTACTGAGCAGCTGAAAACCGCAGCTGCCGGTTTTGCCGGAGAAATGGGATTGACGCTCGATGATTTGGGCTTTGCGTCTGATAATCCTTCTTCAGTTGAGGCAATCAAGGCCAGTCATGAGAATCTGAGATTGGCTGGACGTAAGGCGCAGCGGTCACTGGGCAGTGGCCTGTTGAATTGCGCATATACGGCGGTGTGTCTCCAGGACCAGTTCCACTATGCACGCAGCCGTTTTGTCGATACTGAAGTCAAATGGGAGCCGTTATTCGAGGCCGATGCTAATACGCTGACGCTGATTGGCGATGGTGTAATCAAACTCAACCAGGCGATTCCGGGATTTGTGACGGGCGAGACCATTAGGGATTTGACCGGCATTCACGGCGCAGAAAACACCAAACCGCAGATCACTACACAGTCAGAGGTGGTAAGCGATGACTGATGATGTTTTGCCGGAGTTGCTGAAACTGGTCTGTGACGAATTTGAAAAGTCATATGCTGCTAACGGGATTGTCAAACAGGTGCAGAAGAAGCTTGAGGATAAGTCAGCTACATATGCTGACGCTTACGAGTACGCATATGAGGTCGGCTGCATGCTCTCTGACGCCCTGACAAAACATGTAACAAACGAATTATTGCCTAACGGTACAATGTACTACAATATTGCTCAACGGCTGTTACAGAAAACGCTGGGTACCAATTATGAACTGGTGTCCGAACTGGCGGCTGGTGTGCAGAAAGTTCTCAATAGGAAGGCGGGCCTGACCCTAGCCGCACTGAAGCCGGACATTGATCAAAATAAGGTTGATGGATTGATTGAGCGCCTGTCCAAAGGTGATTTTGAAAATGACAAGTTCGTCATGGGCAGTCCGATTGCTAACTTCACGCAGTCCGTTGTTGATGACACAATTGCTAAAAACGTTGAATTCCATGCCAGCGCAGGTCTGCATCCGAAAATCGTCAGAAGATATGCTGGCAATGGCTGCAAGTGGTGTGCAAATCTGGCGGGGACGTACAATTATCCAGTTAAACAAGAGATCTATCGCCGTCACGATAACTGCCGCTGCATTGTTGAATATTTTCCGGAGGACGGAAGAGGCGTGCAGAATGCACACACTAAGGGGTGGAGAAACGAATCGAAAGTCGAACGTGAAAGGATTCGTAAATCAAAAGGCGATAATGGCTTTAGAAGGAAAGACAGCATTCAGACTGCAGCCGAAGCGGAGGCAAGGGCATTGGGATATAATCCGATTCCTACGTCGAAGGCTGTTGAGTCTTTAAGGAAAGAGGCAAGAATATGGCAAAAAGACTTGAAAGATGAAGAGATAAGGTCGATTAACAAATACACGTATAATGGCACAGATGATGATGGCAAGAAATTATTCTTCAAAATCAATGAATATTCGGAAGGCCGTTATTCCCCAAAAGATGAAAGAGAAGAAGAAATCATTTTGAGAAATGCAGGTTTTATAAATAAAGGCCTATCGAAATTTAAACTGAAAGATGATATAATAGTATACAGGAACGATAAATTACCCCAAAAACTTAATAAGCGGTTGAATAAGTTTTTAAGTACTTCAGCTATGCCAAAGGCGGTAATAGGAAAGGTACCCAATGTGGCAATTATTGTTCCCAGGGGAAGTAGTGGCGGTTACGTTGAGTTGATAGCTGATGAAACATATAGAAAGCAGCGAGAGTTTCTTATAAACAGTGGTGCTGAGTTAGAGTTAGTGAAAAAAGAGGCTGGTTTATATATTTATAAATTGAGGTGATATTTTTATGTTAAGTAAGGAATTGGCTCGAAAATATTATCAGGAACGAATTGATTCAGAATCTTACGATGACTATACCGAAGAAGAACTGCGCCTTCAAAAAGAAAGGGCAAAAAAGTTGAAAGATTATGTTGAAAAATTGCGTAGAGAAGAACAAGAAGAATTAAAGTCTAAGCATCCGTAAGGGTGCTTTTATTTTTTCATAACGTGTTTAAGAGGTGCAAAAGATGACTATGATGTGGTTGGCTTAATCGAAATGATATTTGGCGGTTAATTAAGTTAACCGCTATTTTTATACTCTTTTTTGCCCTGTCATATGGCGTTAAACTGGGCAATACGATTGAAAGGAAGAAGGCCATGGCTGAAAAACGACTAGGCAATCAGAATCCTACTCAATCGGTAATTCTACCATACACTGAATCCTTGTCGGATGAAGCAATCGCAATATACGAAAAAACCGGGCTGAAGAGCTACCCGTGGCAGAAAAATCTTGTAAAGTCAATCATGGCTGTTGATGATGATGGCTTATGGGTGCATCAGAAGTTCGGTTTTTCCATACCCCGCCGTAACGGTAAAACGGAAATCATCTATATCCTTGAACTGTGGGGACTTAAGCACGGGCTTAACATGCTGCATACGGCGCACAGGATCAGTACTTCTCATTCATCTTTTGAAAAGGTTAAGAAGTATCTTGAAAAGATGGGAATGAAGGACGGCGAAGATTTTAATTCAATCAGAGCCAAAGGCCAGGAACGTATTGAACTGTATGAGACGGGCGGAATTATCCAGTTTCGTACGAGGACATCCAATGGCGGACTGGGCGAAGGATTTGATTTTCTCGTTATCGACGAGGCACAGGAGTATACGACCGAACAGGAATCGGCACTCAAGTACACGGTAACCGACAGCAACAATCCTATGACAGTCATGTGCGGGACACCGCCAACTCCTGTTTCTTCCGGGACTGTTTTTGTTAAATATCGCGAGGCATGTCTGTTCGGCCAGGCAAAATATTCCGGCTGGGCGGAGTGGTCGGTTTCGGAAGAAAAGGAAATCGATGATGTGGATGCATGGTACAACTCCAACCCGTCGCTGGGGTTCCATCTGACGGAACGCAAAATTGAAGCTGAGCTGGGCGAGGACAAGCTTGATCACAATGTGCAACGGTTAGGCTACTGGCCTTCGTACAATCAGAAATCGGCAATTTCCGCCGCTGACTGGGACGGCTTGAAAGTGGACGGTCTGCCTGACCTCAAGGGCAGACTGTTTGCAGCCGTTAAGTACGGTCAGGATGGGTCCAATGCCGCAATGAGCATAGCTGTGCGGACAACCGATGGACGAATTTTTGTCGAAGCCATTGACTGCCAGTCTGTACGCAATGGCAACAGATGGATCGTAAACTTCCTCCGCAACGCTGATGTGGAGCAAATTGTCATCGATGGTGCAAGCCGTCAGAAAATCCTGGACGAAGAATTGCGCGAGTACCATATCAGAAATGTTGTTTTGCCAACTGTCAAGGAAGTAATAGTGGCCAACTCCATGTGGGAACAGGCGATTTACGAGAAAACCCTATGTCACGCAGGGCAGCCGACGCTTAGCAGAATTGCAACGAACTGTGATAAACGTAGCATTGGCTCAAGCGGCGGTTTTGGGTACCGATCGCAGTTTGATGACATGGATATCAGTGTTATGGACAGCGCGCTGCTGGCGCACTGGGCTTGTGCAACCCTCAAGCCCCGTAAAAAGCAGAAAGTAAGCTACTAGCTTGCTGACATTACCGAACGCACGGGAAATGCGGAGAAAGGAGACAGTGATATGTCTGAATTTAAAACAATCGAAACGCAGGAAGAACTTGATCGTATCGTAAAAGAGCGTTTGGCGCGTCAGAAGGAGAAGTACGCCGATTACGACAAGCTCAGGGAACGCGTTGAGGAACTTGAAACTGAAAATGCTGAGCTGCATTCGACGGTCGAATCATCCAAATCTGCAAAAGGCGAGTTTGACAAGCAAATCGCAGACCTGCAGGCCAAGATTTCCGGTTATGAAACGGAGAAAATGAAAACCCGCGTGGCTTTGCAGAGTGGTTTGCCACTTGAGTTTGCCAATCGGCTACGAGGTGATGATGAAGACAGCCTGAAGCGCGATGCAGAAACACTGGCTGGATACATGCAGCCTAAGTCGGCTGCTCCGTTGAAATCGACAGAACCGGCAGTTGATGATAAAGGCTGGGGCAACATGATTCACCAGCTCACAAACAAGTAAAGGAGATAGATAATATGGCTGATACACTTAACACCGGCACAACATTTTCGCCGGAACTCGTCACAGAACTCATGAACAAGGTCAAGGGCTATTCAACCCTTGCCAAGCTGAGCGCTCAGACGCCAATCCCGTTCAACGGGTCGCAGCAGTTTGTTTTTAACCTCGAAGGCAACGCTCAAATTGTCGGCGAAGGCGAAACAAAAAAGCCGGGAAAGGCAACGATTGAAGCAAAGGTAATCCGCCCGTTGAAGTTTGTTTACCAGGCTCGCATTACTGACGAGTTCAAATACTGCTCTGAGGTCAAGCAGGTAGATTACCTTCAGGCCTTTTCTGATGGATTTGCTAAAAAGATTGCGGTTGCCTTTGATTTGGCCGCAATTCATGGTCTGGAACCCAAATCGCTTACTGACGCATCATTCAAGGCGACTAATTCGATTGATGGGTTGGTAACAGCGGTTGAGTTTAATGCTAAAACACAGTTTGATGATCAGATTGATTCAATTGTTCAAACTGTTGTTGCCAACGATTACGATGTTACGGGTCTCGCACTTTCCCCTGCAGCTGGCCAGGCGCTGGCGCAGGTTAAGGTTAACGGTGTAGTTCAGTATCCTGAATTCCGCTTTGGCCAGAATCCTGCCGCATTTTACGGCATGGCATCTGATGTCAACAAGACGCTTGCCACAAAAGGCGCTACGTCCGAAAACGACTACGTGATTGCAGGCGATTTTCAGAATGCGTTCAAGTGGGGCTACTCGGAAGAAATCCCGCTCGAGGTCATCGAGTACGGTGATCCTGATCAGACGGGCCGCGACCTCAAGGCAAACAACGAAGTGCTGCTTCGTGCCGAGTCGTTTATCGGTTGGGGCGTGCTTGACGCGAAGGCGTTTGCACGTATCAAAGCACCGGCAGAATAGTCACTATAGGTTAACTAAGGGGGTGGAAGGGTGGCAAATTTTGCAACTATCGAAGATATAGAAAAGTTGTGGCGCAATTTGAAGCCTGCTGAACGCGAGCGTGCGGAAGGTCTGTTGGAGATTGTCTCTGACAGTCTGCGTGTCGAAGCGGACAAAGTGGGCAAAAATCTTGATGAACTGGCGGCCGACAGCGATGCTTATGCGAGCGTTTTAAAGTCTGTGACCGTTGATGTTGTAGCGAGAACGCTGATGACGTCAACTGATCAGGAACCGATGACACAGATGACGGAGAGCGCTTTAGGCTACTCCTACAGTGGTTCATTCCTTGTTCCTGGCGGTGGATTGTTTATCAAGGACACTGAGCTTAAGCGCCTGGGATTGAAACGTCAGAGATATGGGGTGATTGACCCGTATGCTTAAAGGAATTACAGTTATTCTCGTTGACGAGACAGAGGAATCAGAAGACCCGTTCGGACAGCCGGTTACGGTCAAGGAAGAGATTGCGGTTGACAACGTTCTGGTAGCGCCAGCATCGACGGATGATGTTACTGCTGAGATGAGCTTGACTGGCAAGAAGATCGTGTATGAGCTAGCCATACCTAAAGGAGATTCGCACACCTGGGCCAATCGGCAGGTCAAGTTTTTTGGTCAGACCTGGCGAACTGTGGGCATTCCTCAGGAAGGCATCGAAAGCTTGATACCGCTTGATTGGAATAAGAAAGTGATGGTGGAACGATATGAGTAAGAACCGTTTTGTACTAAAACGTTCAGGTGTTGCACAGCTGCTTAAATCTAACGAAATGCAGTCGGCACTCAAGGCTAAGGCTACAATTATTCGGGAACGGTGCGGTGATGGATACGAACAGGATATATATGTCGGCAAGAATCGTGCAAACACTATGGTATATGCCGATTCCATCAAGGCAAAACGCAGTAATGCGAAGCATAATACGATTCTGAAGGCGGTGAATGCGGCACGTGATTGAACTCATTTTGAAACAGTATCTTGACAGTGTGCTTGATGTTCCCGTGCTTTTGGAGCATAAAACAGGCGTTACTGTACCGTATGTCCTGCTTGATAAAACGGGCGGCAGTGAGTCAAATCATTTGAAGAAGGCAACGGTTGCCATTCAATCGTACGGAACATCACTGTATAATGCGGCGAAGCTCAATGAGGATGTCATCCGAGCAATGGACGGGCTGACAACGGTTGAGAACGTCGGTGGTGCGCATCTTAACGGCAGCTACAATTTTACTGATACTGAAACTAAGAATTACCGCTATCAGGCGGTATATGATATTAACTATTTGTAAGGAGGTCATATAATGGCAACAACAGTTAAATATGTCACGAATGCAAAACCTAAAGTCGGCGGTGCCATTTACAGCGCTCCGACCGGGACGGCATTGCCGACTGACGCAACCAGTGCGCTTAATACAGCGTTTAAGTGCCTTGGATACGTGTCAGATGACGGCATTCAGAATTCGGATGAACGCAAGACTGATGATATCAAGGCTTGGGGCGGTGACATCATCAACTCCGTCCAGAAGGAAAAGACGGATACGTTCAAATACACTTTGGCCGAAGTGCTGAATGTTGACGTTTTGAAGGAAGTGTATGGTGATGCCAATGTCACAGGAACGCTTGACACAGGGGTAGTCGTTAAATCGAATTCAACTGAGCTTAAAGAACACGTGATTGTCATTGAGCTGGTGTTGAGGGACAATGTGCTGAAGCGAATTGTGATTCCGCAGGGGAAAGTCACCGAAATTGGCGAAATCAAGTATGTTGACGGCGATGATGTCGGCTATGAAACCACCGTTACCTGCTTCCCCGATGACAACTCAAACACGCACTACGAGTACATTGTCAAACCAAAGGCGGGAGGTGATCATAATGCTTAAAGGCAAGACAAAGACAGGATTTGAGTACGAATTTGATGAAAATCTTTTCAAGGACTATGAGCTGGTCGAGCTGCTGGCAGAGGTGGATGATAATCCGCTCGTTCTGCCGCAGATTTTCAAAAAGCTTATCGGTGACCGCGTAAAGGATTTGAAAGATCATGTCAGAGACGAGAATGGAGTGGTTGACATCGAGAAAATGGTGGCCGAGTTCGAAGACATCATTTCCACACAGGCCACCTTAAAAAAATAGTATTCCTTGCCGCTGCCATTAACACAGATGAGGATGCGCTGATATGCGACCTGGCTGAAACATATGGCATTTACAATTACAGACAGCTACCTGCAGACCGGGTAGCTGTTTTTTGCTATGGGTTAAGAGACGATTCGCGCATAAAAATGGCAATGGCTGACATGCGATATACGCTTGATACGCTTTTGTCTGCGGGCATTCTAGACAGGTTAAGCATTCTCATCTGGCAAAAGACGGAAGACGCTCAGCAAAACCGCAACAAGCCTGTTAGCTTGACTGATATACTGACAGGAAATGCCGAAGAAAGCGTCGGATTGTCATTTGCCAGCGGTGAGGAATTTGAAAAGGAACGCAACAGAATTTTGAAAGGGGTGGAAGCTGATGGCAATTGAGCTCGGCAAAGCTTATGTGCAAATCGTGCCATCTGCACGGGGCATCAGTGACGGAATTACTAAAGCTGTTGTCCCTGCTGCTGACGAAGCCGGTGCCACTGGTGGACTGCACCTCGGTAAAAGATTAGCTGCGGTTGCAACAGCTGCAATTGCGGCTGCCGGTATCGGTAAGGCGATCGCAGCTTCGATTGAAGAGGGCGGCAAGCTGCAGCAGTCAATCGGCGGTGTAGAGACGCTGTTCAAGAGCTCGGCAGGTATGGTTAAGCGGTATGCGCAGGAAGCGTACCGGACAACCGGTGTGTCGGCTAACTCATACATGGAAAACGTAACCAGTTTTGCGGCGTCCCTTGTTTCGTCGTGCGGTGGTAACACGAAAAAGGCCGCAAAACTGGCCAATACCGCAATGACTGACATGGGCGATAATGCCAATAAAATGGGCACTGACATGGAACTAGTTCAGGAAACGTATCAATCTCTTGCCCGTGGCAACTATGAAATGTTGGACAACTTGAAACTCGGTAGAAAAGCCATAGCCGAGTATAAACCTAGTGAAAACGGTGAAACTCTAAGTTTAGCGGCTTAGACAATACCGTGCCAAGCCTAGAATGGGAAGGTGTAACGACTATCGAAACAGTGAAAACACCTGAAAGGGTGTTTTTTAATGGAGTAGAGTAGGATTCAAGCGAATCCGAAGCGCTAGGGTGCAAGATTATATGCACAAAAGATAGTCTATTCTGCATGGTGACATGCAGCAGCCCTAAACGGGCGGTCATGAAGTAGCGAATCATGGCGAATACGTACCTAGTATGGTGGTACTAAATCCGAAATGGAACGACTGATGAAGGACGCTGAAAAGCTGACGGGGGAACACTACACTGTCGGCGATTTTAGCGATACTGTCAAGGCAATCCATGCGGTTCAGGAACATCTTAAGATTACGGGTACAACGGCCAAGGAAGCATCAACTACGCTTCAGGGGTCATTCAACTCGATGAAGGCTTCGTTTCAGGACGTTCTTGGCAATTTATCTGACGGGGAACTGGATATCACGCCATCGCTTAATGCTTTGGCGACAACCACGTCTAATTTCCTGTTTAACAATTTCTTGCCGATGGTCGGCAGAATTTTTAAGAATCTGCCTGGCGCGATAGGTACGTTTATCCAGGCGGCGGCTCCCAATGTTCAAAAAGGAATTCAAGGGCTGTTTTCAAATCTTGGCGTTAAAATCGATTTTTCGAGCATTACGTCAAGTTTTTCCAAAATCACAACGGCAATTCAGCCGGTTGTCAATACGATTAAAAACAGTTTTTCGCATTTGAATTTTAGCGGATTGCAGTCACTCGCCAATGCGATTCTGCCGGCGGTTTCGGCCGGTTTTTCTTCATTCGTTTCGGTCGCAGGTCCTGCTGTCAGCGGCGTGGTCAAATCATTTGCGTCATTGTGGAATGCGGCTCAACCGTTAGTCAGCGTTATTGCTGGTGCGCTTAAACCGGCATTCCAGGTTTTGGGCGCATTCTTAGGCGGTGTGTTCAAGGGCGTTTTGAGCACGATCAAGTTTGCTTTCGACGCGCTCAAAGTTGTTATCCAGGTCATCACGCCAATTATTCAAGTGATTGTTAATGTGTTCAAAGCATTTTCGCCAGTTATTACAATGTTGGCAAGTTTTATCGGGCAGTTAGTCGGTCAGTTCGGTGGTCTGGGCGGTGCAGCTAAAACGATGAAGAACGTTGTCAGCACTGCGTGGAACGGAATCAAGGATGGTGTAAAGCTCGCTGGTGAAGGAGTCAAGGGCGTAGTCAACGGTTTGAAAATCGCATGGAACAGTTTGAAGTCTGCCGGTAATGCCTTGCGGAGTGCAGTATCAGGAGCATGGCATGGATTAGGCAGCGTTGTTTCTAGCGTATCCGGCGGTGTACGCGGAGCCGTCAGTGGCGCTAAGGCAGCATTTAGCGCATTCGGCCGTGGTGTCTCCAACGTGTCTGGCGGCGTCAAGGGTGTTTTGGGCGGTGTTAGGTCTGCATTTAACGGACTGCGGAACATCAATTTATGGCATGCCGGTGCAGCTATCATGAACGGTCTTCTGAGCGGTCTCAAATCAGCTTGGGGAAGCGTCAAGCATTTTGTAAGAGGTATTGCCAAGTGGATTAAGAAACATAAGGGCCCTATCAGCTATGATAAAAAACTGCTGATTCCGGCCGGCAATGCAATCATGGCCGGGCTTAACGGGGGACTGGTAAACGGATTTGAAAACGTTAAGTCAACCGTGCTGGGCATGAGTGGCACGATTGCTGATACGCTGACTGCTAATCCAACTGCTGCATTAGCCACCTCCGGGAACGTTGCCCCGGGCATGACCACGGCTAGTGCTACACCGGTTGTAATTAATTTGACGCTTGGAAACAGTGATTTTTCTGCTTTCGTTGACGATATTTCAAAAGCACAGGGGACCAAAACACAGTTCCAACGCAATTACAAATTTTAGAAGGAGGGGTTAGATGAAATCTCAAGTGGCATTTAGCTATGGTGGTCAGTGCCTGGATAGTAGCGTAGATGGGTTCACCACGCTTTCAGTTTCCGGCAGAGGCGATTTTACCCGTGCAGTAACTGCTACGGATTTAGCTAGTGATGGTGCCAAATATCTGAGCTCGCGCCTGGAATCAAAAAAGCTGACGATCAAGTTTTTTCTTAAATCTGTCAGCTTGACAGATTTGATTGCCAAGACGAGCAAACTCAAACGGATTCTCTCGGCTAAGAATGCCACGGTTTCGTTTGCCGATGATCCGCTATATAAGTATGTAGGCACAGTGACATCAGTTACGCTTGACGATACTACGCTACACCCAACGGGCTCAATCGAAGTGACGTTAAGCGACCCCTACTGCTACTCAATCGCACGGCAGAAAACAGGCACTGGCAAAACGGTTTCATTTACCGATTATGATAGCGGATTTTCTAATGTTCCTATTTCGGTCGAATTCGCGCCTGGCTCAGCCATCTCTGTTTTCCAGATGACAAGCAACCAAGGCAAAAAGTTCCTGCTCAACCAGTCGGTTTCGGCCGGCAAGAAGATAGTAGTTGATTTTGAAACGTTGTCATGCACCGTCGATGGCGCAAGCGTACTGTCAAGCGTATCTCTTAACAGCAACTTTGCTGATTTTACGATCGATAAAAATACGGTGTTGACGTTTAACGCAAGTGGAGGATATGTAATTAGATTCGAGGTGAAAAAATTGTGATTTTGTATCAGCTGAACAAAAAACAGGATGTGATTGGAATTGTTTCGTCCGATGTCATCAGTGCAACGCTTGAGGAACAAATCAATACGGCCGGCAGTCTGAAGTTTGTCGTCGCCAAGAAATTGAGTGCAGGGTGTCAGTATGTACTTATACAGCGCCCCGGTGCCGCTACGTACATGTGTTTCAAGATTTTGACGGAAACACAGGAGGACAACAAGATTAGCTATACTGCAGTTGAATCTGCATACGATGAACTTGGATCATACTCATTTATCAAGGACATGCGACCACAGAATCGTACTGCCAAGGAAATGCTGCAGCAAATCTTGTCGGCAACACGGTTTTCTGTCGGATATGTTGCTGATACCGGTACACAGAGTACGAATTTCTACTACACTACCGTCCTGGCCAGCTTGCAGAGCGTGGTCAATCTGTTCGATCTTGAAGTCACTTTTGACGTTGTTTTTGACCCGATTGACAACCAAGTTAAAAAACGCATGGTTAACCTGTACACTCAAATGGGATCCAGAACCGGACGGCGGTACGAGTACGGCGATAAGCTGCTCAGCGTAACATGCGAACAGTCTAGTGACACTCTGGTAACTGCACTTGTAGGCCGTGGGTCCAGTGTGCAGGTCAGCGAAGGTACTGATGGAAGTCCTGATGGATACAGTCGGAAAATTACCTTTGCCGACGTTGTATGGAAGAAATCTGCAGGGGACCCGCTCGATAAGCCGGCCAGGCAGGAATATCTGGAAGATCCGGCAGCTACAGCTATATACGGGTTCTCTGATGGGGCACCACGTATCGGTTTAGTAGAGTTTGACGCAATCACCGACCCCGCACTGCTTCTGAAAGCCACATATGACAAGCTGCAAGAACTCAAGCGGCCTAAAGTATCGTTCAAAGCATCCGTTACAGACGTTGGTAGCTTAAATTTGGGGGATACAGTGGCGATTATCCGCCATGATTTAAAAATTGAGTATTCCACGCGCGTTTACAAGGTTACGCATGACCTGCTCAATCGCCAGAACAACACAGTTGAACTGGGGGATGATTTTCAAGCCGCCAGCATAACGTCAACGATCAGCGCAGTTCAAGATACGGTGCAGAGCGCCAAAGATTACTCGCAATCAGCGTTGCAGTCAGCTAACGGCAAGAATACCAATCATTTCGGTACATCGCAGCCACAGTTTGCTGTTGAGGGGGACTTGTGGTACAAGGATCTCGGCAACGGCGAGACTGAAATGTACCAGTATCAGAATGGTAACTGGGAACTGATTACGTCGACGGCAGAGCTGCATAACACGCAGAAGGAAGTTGACCAGGCCATCAAAGATTTCAACGCGCATTTTAAAGAAATCGATGACAAGTACGTACCTAACGAAACTTACCAGACGGAAAAACAAGTACTGACCACAGCCGTGACTAAAGCCTCGGAAACGGCTCAAGCGGCAAAGGCAACTGCGGATACTGCCTCTGAAAATGCAACGGAAGCAAATAACAGTGCAAGTGAAGCGCGCGCTAAAGTTGATGACGTTGCTAAAACCGTGACAAAAAACGGCAAAGCAATTGGAGAAATCAAGTCAGATGTCAGCGGTGTAAAAGCCACGTATGCCACGCTCGATAGCAAGGTTACGTCAGTGTCGGCTAGAGCGGGTGCAGTTGAAGCAGCACTGAGCGACGGAAAAGGCGGGTTGATCAGTGTTAAAGCTGAAAATAACCGAATTGAATCCCTCGTTGATTCTAAAGTCGATGACAGTGAATACAACACTTTTAAGCAACAGACATCGACCACGCTAAGCCAAAAAGCCAACAAAACCGATTTGAACGGATATGTAACAGGGACACAATTTAAACAGACGGCGGATAAAGTTGACACGCTCGCAAGCGATGTCAAGTCTGTAAAGACAAAAACTGACACTATTGAAACGACTATGAAATCGACAAGCTTCGCAAACAGCGTTGTTAAGGCAAGCGGCATCGATACGAAAGTAGCCGGTTATGATACTACAATCAGGAAGCTAATTGGCAAGGATGGGACAACTGGCGATTTGAACACGTTGGTATCCGCCTATAGCAACGAAACTAACCAAACAAAAAAGCAAACAACCAATCTGATCAGTGCGCTTGATTATAATGGGACAACCGGTAATTTTGGTAGCGGATTTGCCAAAAAAGTTGCTGATGCCTATGGTACGACAGAAGCGTACAAGGCGCTTAATGGCAAAATCGACGGGTTGCAAATCGGCGGCGCGAATTTGCTAGACAATAGCTCAATGGAAAGCGCGGCGATAGGGCACAACTCGTATGACGCTATGAGTTTCCAAAACGGCTGGACAGTCTTCACGCAGAAAACAGCAAAACAAAACCGTAACAACTGGTACATCGATATGCCCAAGGGCCAACCGGAAGCGGGAATCTATACAGTTAGTATCGATGTTAAGCTGCTCAACTGCTCTTCTAGATTGCCCACGGCTGAGCTGCTAATCCGTAGAAAAAGCGACTGGTTCTCTTACGGGACGAGTGGAGAGTGCACGCTTAAAGTAGGACAGGCTGTCCGCTTGTCTGCCATCGCCACATCTCCGGTACAGCCGACCAATGACTCGGCGGCTACCGTTCTGCAGCTATGCACTACAAGCTCTTTTGTTGGTCAAATCGCTATCCGCCACGTAAAACTCGAAAAAGGCACTAAAGCTACTGACTGGTGCATGTCGGATGGAGACATTAACAAACGTATACAGGACCAGGCCGATGCACTGACTGCATATCAGGCAGAAGTAAAGCGTACTTATGCTTTATCATCATCTGTGTATACCAAAACGGAAACGCAGACTAGAGAGAATGCGCTTAAGAACTCGACGATCAATAGCTTGAAGGCTACTGACGACTGGAAAAAATTAATTAAGATTAATCAGAACTCAAGCTGGTTACAGGATGCAACGGGTTTTCAGCAACAGGTCTGGAAGTACAATCTTGATTCGAGTAGTGAGCTTATTGGAAAGAAGAGTTTTGAGGATTCGGCAGTCGGAAATTGGCGCTGTGCTGATTTAAAAACGCCGGCAACCCTCCAGAAAGGTGGGCCGGTTAACGGATTCTATAACTGGGTGTACTCCTCGACCGGTGGTGATTTATACTATGGAACCTCATGGATACCTGTCAAACCGGGCACTAAATTCTATGTTGAGGCACTGTGCCCCAATATGAAGAGTGTATATAACGGTCTGAACATTATAGTTGCCGCGTATTTGCGCTATGAACAAGGCGGGAAAACGCTCTGGGCGAGGGGGCCAAGTGCTGCTATCACTCCAGACCACTGGGGATGGGTAAAGGGCATCGTAACGGTGCCGGATAATGTCACGCGAGTTCTGCCATGCATAAACACAAGAGATAAGAATGGCAAAGGGGGCGCAAGTTATGTAGCATATGCCAGCTTCACCAAACTAGATGACTACACTCAGTCAAACATGACGTCAATCAAACAGTCATCAGATGGCATTGGTTTAAAAGTTGCCCAACTCGTCGGGGGTTCTGACATATCGAAAATCGACATGACTAGTGCGGCAGTCAAAGTTGATTCAAAGCATATCCTGCTGAACGGCGATGTTGCGATTGACGGGACGACTTTTGCGAAGAAGATAAAAGCAACTGGCATCACGGCCGACATGATGCTGGCTGGAACTATCGATGCGGCTAAAATCAACGTCATCAACATTGATGCATCGAAAATAACCACCGGCGTGCTGACGGCTAAAATTGCAAAGCTGATGGGTAGCAACAATTCGTGGATGAGCTTAGACGGGTCAGGAATACACGCTGAAGGTGGTACAGCTTCCAATAAAGATCAGTGGGCATTTGATCTTGGCAGCACAGGGTATCATATAAAACGCCAAGAAAGCCAATCGGGCGATTATCGTTGGACAGGTGGATTAGTTTATAGCCAAAATATGGCAAACACGAATTTGAATGGTTTAGGCTTGATAGTCTGCCCTAGTAGCAGCGGCGGCAATGGAGATGAAATCTCAATAGGCAAGGTTACTAAGGGTAACTTTGACGGCAATTATGAGTGGAATGCTTCGATGAAATGGTCGGCAACAGGGTATGGCAGTGTTGGCACAGGTTTTCATTGGTACGATACGTGTACATTGGAAAATGACAAAGCACGTACAATCTATACGGGAGGTCAAGACCCATTCTACATCAGGAACATACGCTGGGGTAACAGTGGCCACTATTATCCATCTATACAGGTTGGTTACAACGAAAATACTAAATCATCATCAGGAATCGCGTTTCGTTGGGACGATATAAAGCCGTGGGGAACTATGAACATGGAAAATGTGGAAATTTCCTGTGGTGCTTCTAACAAGCTGAGATTTACGTGGTGTCAGTGGTCCAACTGGTATCAGCAATGGAAGATACCTGCGATTTCCAATCGAGTTTCACCGACATCCGGGATTGCCTTTGCTTCAGGCGGAATCCGAGAGTTTGCCGGGTCCAAGGTTCGCGATTTATAAAATAGGAGGAAATAATATGGCTTTGAAAAAAACAATTGTTCTTACGGATACAATCGAAAATGCTAACGGCGACGAAATTGCCGAAATGCAAACATACCTAACGGGGGATGGTAGCACACCTGTCATTAGGACGATGGGGCTATCAGAGCCGATTGGTTATTCTGATGATGGCAGGGCTATTTTGCCTGAGCAAGATGATAAGGTTATCGAGAAACGTCAACAGGAATTTATGGCAGCAGCCATTGCAGAGCAAAAGGACTTCTGCAAGCAAAACGGTGTAGATCCGTCATTAGTTAACATTATTGGAGCAGAAAATAAGGAGGATAAGTAATGGATACTGAAAAACTACAAAAAATCATCAGCAATCTTGCTGCTGAAATTGGTAATCTTAATATCAAATTAGCTAACTTAGCAGTTGAAAATGAAAAATTGCAACAAATGGTAGCAGAAGCAAATCAAAAGAAAGAAGAGGAGTAGCAATGGCACTTACGAAGCAGAAAACAGTCAACCTTTCTGGAGAATCAAAAATAGACAATGAAACTGTAGCACGTTTTTCAGCACAGGTATCTTCAAATGATGCGTTGAGTCAAGATATCGTTACAACAATTGCCAACGTTGATCTTTATCGCAAAAATTCCAAAGCTGTAAGAGATGATGCAAATTCGTTCAGAGAATTTGTTTACGCTGTGCAAGACCAGGTTTACTCAGAAACTGAAACAGAATAATAACTATAGCGGTGGGTGGGTAGGATAAAAAGGAGTGATTAAATGCTGCACATCGAATACATCAAACATCTGTCCACGCTGATCGATAATCCTGTTTTTTTCGCGTTTTTTTTGGTAGTGCTAATCGACGTTATGACGGGGTTCATCAAGTCTGTGATCAATAAAAATACTACGAGTTCTAAAGGACTGTCAGGGTTGATCAAGCACTCAACTCTTTTGCTAGTCGTATGCGTGCTATATCCATTCTGCGACATCTATGGAGCAAGCGGGATGGCCGATACTCTCCTGGTTTTCTACATTCTTTTTTACGGGATTTCTATCATCGAGAATCTAGGCCAAATGGGGATTCCGATCCCGTCTTGGCTCAAAAAGTACATCTACAAATTGTCTGACGAATACAACAAGGGGGATGGCGATGAAAAATAAAATCATGTTGGGCTTTGCTATATGTGCAGGGCTTTTTTTATGCGGTCAGAACGCGCAGGCAAATCGATTAGGTCAGGACGTATCTAGCTATCAATTGAGTGATTTCAATTACATGCTACAACGCAAACAGCTAGGGTCTGAATTTACCATTGTCAAGCTAGGCGGTTCCGGCGGCTTTGAAGGAGAACATTATCAAAATCCAAAAGCTTCAGCACAACTAGCCAATGCGTCAAAAAGCGGGCAGGACGTTGCAGGCTATTTCTGGGGACAGTTTGGATCAGATAGATTGCTCGCGCAAAAGATGGCCAGGTATGCAGCAGCGGATGCGCGCAGGACAGGGTTAAAACAGGGCGCTGCTATTGCGCTGGATTACGAGCAGGGCGCATCGATGTCAAGCACGGCCAATACCGATGCAATCATTGAATTTATGTCAGCCATTAAAGGCGCGGGGTATAAACCGCTACTATATAGCGGTGCTTATTATATGAAAAGATATGTAGATATTGATCGCATTGGTAAGCAGTTTGGAACGTGCCTGTGGGTTGCTAGCTATAAGACAACCGGATTACAGCTAGCACCAGATTTTGCCTATTTCCCGTCTATGAACTATGTAGCGATGTGGCAATTTGCGGATAACTGGCATGGTACTGATGGAAACGTGGAACTTGTTTCTGTTATTAAAGGAGATGTTAAAAATGCCGTGGCGGTTAAGCCGACTGTTACTGTTTCTGGGAGTTACTATACTATTCGGCCTGGCGATTCGTGGTGGTCAATCGCAAATCGTTTTGGCATGGACATGTATCAGTTGGCACAGCTTAATGGCATGTCGATCAACAACGTTATTCATCCAGGGCAAAAAATTAAAGTTAAGGGCACAATCAAAAACGGTGCAAAACCAGTTAAAAATACCAATACTAGCTCTTATCTTGTTAAGCCTGGAGATTCGTGGTGGAGCATCGCGGCTAAGCATGGACTGTCTATGTATGCGTTGGCACAACGCAACGGAAAGACGATCTACACTGTTATCCACCCGGGCGACAAGCTGACCATCAGCGGACAGACGTCACGCACGTATACAGTGCGCCGTGGCGACACGTTGAGCAGCATTGCTAGTCGGTTAGTCACATCAGTAAGCTCACTGGCTAGTCGCAATCACATCAGCAACATTAACTGGATCTATATCGGTCAGCGTTTGGTATACTGACAACTTCCGTGGTATACTATAGCTACAATCGCATATAGCTTCGTAATCCCCCGTGCCGAACGGGGGATTTTTTTGTGCAAAAAAATAAAGGCTCTGCCAAAATGCAGAGCCTTGTATTCAAAACATTGCATAAAAATTCTTTTTGAGAATCGGTCAAAAGCGCTGTTGTGCAATTGAAACGGTTGTTGCAATTTTGTTGCAATCGGCCGTCAAAAACGGTGGTATTATAGCAATGATGACCCCGATCACCGGTATTATAAGTAATTTTTAAATGTGTTAAAAGCTCGTTTGACGGGCTTTTTTCTTTGCAGTTGTAACTAGAAAGAGTTAAAAATCTTGAAGTCGTTGTCCAATTGTTGTCCGTAAGCGGTCATTAAATAAGCGTTCTTCATAAACCTCCGATATCTTAGTATGCTTTAGACATCAAGTATATCGGAGGTTTAAATATGAAATTGGATGACGTCGTGGAAGTCAACCTTGTTGACCGAAGCCCTAAAGAAACATATCTATCGGTCAGTGAAATGGCTGCGAAAATTATTACGGAAGATGTTGAAATCCGAATTTACAACGGAGCTTCGAGAGAGATTCTCAAAAATTTGAATAACTATCTTTAAACTACGCCTTGGGCCAAGAAAAGAATATTCTGAACATCTTTGAAAAAGGATATTTTGAATTGTCCAACAACAGCGCAGAGCGCGCTGTCAAAGAGAGCGTGGTGGGGAAAAAAACTGGCTGTTTTCATCAACTTTTGAAGGCGCAAGGGCTAATGCCGCTGGTATACACGGACAAACTTAATCAGTTGGATCCTGAAAAATACTTGAGAAAAGTATTAACGAAGATTACCAACATTGAGGTATTTGATCCTGAAAGGTTACGCCATCTTCTCCCATGAAACATCGATCTTACCTCGTAAATAAGAAAATAAAAACGATGCATACGCAATAACCTGAGATAATGATACTATCTCGGGTTATTTGTATACATACCGCTGTTTTAACGACCGCGTACCACGAAGCAGCCGTTACTGAACTAAAAAGTCTGGCTTTCTAGGAATACAGTTGTCGCAAGAGAAAGCACTTCTTCAAGCAACTGCACGTCAAACCGGATTCAGTTTGGCGGAAACAGCAAGTGCAATGGGCGTTTTGAGAAACAATGGTTTGGAAGCAGACAAGGCTTTGGTAAAACTGGTCGCTTAGTGAGTAATGCTTTGAACAAGCATTTTGTTAATTGGGGGAAGGCTAAATCATGGTATAATAATCTCGAGATGATAAACGTTTTTACGGAGGTGATAGCATGTATTATAAAAAGCACAAAGGCGAGCTTAAATCAGACTTAATTGCTCTTTTTGTTACACTTGCAATTTCATTTGTAGCTGCCATAGTCTTGGTGAATTTCGGAGTGGATACCTCGGGAATTTCAACCGCCATGGGTGTTTTGGGGCTTGTTATCGCATTCTTTTCATTGATATCCAAGAGTGTTATCAACCTATTGCGCTGGATATTCGGCGGAAAATGACATGTTGATCCCGAGCCAAGCCCGTCAGAAACGGCGGGAAGGTGTAACGACTAGAAAAAGTAAGCTAAAAATCAAGCGAGTCTCTGAAGGCTCGCTTTTTTCATGCGGAAATTTCCACGAAGGCAAAGCTCCTTTAAAATGATATAATAAATTACAGAAAGAAATTGATAACGCCAATGGAGGTGGGAAAGGTGAAACTGTATAAATGGAAAAAGGGTGACGGCATAACTTTGTTATGGATGGCAGTTGGTGCTTTGGTTGGTTTAATTTTAGGAATGATTGGGGGAGCGCTAGGCTGGCCATCTATTGACGAGATGCTTTGTTATGCTTTCTTTACCATTGGTTTTTTTACTTTTGTTGGTGGTATATTTAAATGGATATTTAGATTGTAAGAATGAAAATGAGTCTGCAAGGGCTCTTTTTTATGTCTACTTTTAAGGATGAAAAGATAGTCTGAACACTATGGAAACATAGTGAAGTACGGGATAAAGAGCCCGTACGGTAACATATTGGGTACAGGTTTGCGGAAAGTTATTAATTCGTTAGTATCTTAAAAAATATCGATAAAAATGCAAAAACTTGCAGCAGTCTTTGGCGGCTTTGGCTCCAAAATAAAAAGAGAACAAGCAGAAGTAGCCTCACTAACTGCCGAATACCAAAGACTAGCAGAAGTTAAGGTAGCTGCAAGTAGTGCCTATGTTGAAACGCCATTGAAAGGGACAAATAAAGATGGTGAGGTGGCTGAAGAAGTAGCACAGGTATCAACTAGTCTCTCTGCGACTGGTAGTAAGACTAAGGTTGACAAGGAAATAGAAAATGAAATTGCAACATCGGGAGCTATAGAAACGGGTGTGGCTAAAAGTTCAGGATTAGCAAGTAGTGTAGTTAGATTGGGTTCTAAGCTATTAGGAATAGCTAGTGCACTTTGGGCAACGTGGGACGCAGGAAAAGATATTTATGCAGCTTTAAAGAAAGGTTCTACTTCTTCATGGATTAAAGCTGGAACTAATACTGTTGGTACGTTAATAGGAACTGATATTGATCTTGCGACGGGTGGACCGATGGGAGCGATTATTGGTTCGCAGCTTGGTGAAGTAGTAGGATCATCTAAGACAGTTCAAAAAATTGTGGAAAGTGCCGGCAATGCGATAAAAAAGTCCAATGAAGAGATGAAAAAAGAAGGATATGTCGTTAATGCAAACGGGGCTATGGCCAAAGTAGACGGAAAGTAGAAAAAAGTTCTTTGGCGAAAGCCCAAAAGAGTATAGTTAGAGATATCACAAAGACAATGGATAAGGCAGATCTGTCCGTCCTCAAAATGTCTGTACAGACTGATGATGCTAGCTTGTCAAAGGCAAGGAAAAATCTTGAAGGATTCTATTCGTCTATTCTCAAAACGGCAGAGAAACAATCTCAAAAGAGAGCGGATGCTGAAAAAAGTGTTGTTGACCAAATGTATAAGCGGTATAAAATAAGCAAAAAGCAATATGATGAGTATATTAAGAGCATTGATGAATCTGACAAGAAACGTCAAAGCTCCCAGAAAAAAACATATGACAGTCTTATCAAGTCCACAAATAAGTATAACGAAGAGTTGAAACGTGTAACTTCTAACGGGGAAGGAAATCTTAATCGAGTAGCTTATCTATATGATAAATGCAAGCAAACATCTAAGTTCAGACGCACTAGAAAAGATCGTAATGAAGAAAATTATTAACCTACCAGATTATTTAAAGCTTGGTAAAGATCTTACACAGGCGAGTACATCAATGTTTTTACCATTCACTACAGTAAAACTGGTTCGCATATTATTCCTGCCTATCACAGAAAGGAAAGATAAAGATGAATCTTGAAACATATCACATGAAAAAGATTGCGTTAACTGATGTTGATGGCGATGTCTTTGTTGGAACTTCATATTTTTGTGATAAAGAAGACTATGATGCTGACGAAGACGGCCTAGAGATGGTAGTTAACGGTGATGTTATTATATTTTATCAATCTGATATAAAATCAATTGAAGTTATATAGCACTTGTAAAAGTGCTTTTTTATACCCGAAATAGGTAGGGGAATAAAATGATTAACATCTCCCAGCGATAGGGTTATCATGCGATTACAGATTGAAAGGAAAAATGTTATGGTCGAAAAAGAAAAACGGCTTGGCAATTAGGATCCTACTCAATCGGTAATTCTTCCGATGCACTATTGAATATGATCCAAAGACTGGCAGAAGACAAAATTCATGGTTAAAGAAGTGGTACCGGTCAGATCGTTCTGAACTTGAACGGCGTCGCAAAATGAATATTGATATTCAGGATAACAACAGGAAAAACGATAAAGCTGAATATTTAGAATTCACTAAGAAACTAGACGCTAAGTTCGTACCTATTTCGCTAGCTAAATTTCAAGAACTGAAGCACAATGACGTTGAAATATGCAAGGAGTTAAAAGACCGTGTCGTTTGGAGTGAAGCTAAGTTTCCAAGCGAAAAATCTTTAAATGGGCACTTTAAATTTCACGGAGATGAATTCGCAAATATTTCTAAAGAACAATATCGGAAAGCAGCTGCTAGCCTCTTAGCCGAGCCAGTCTCTGAAAATATCTTAGGATATGACACTGAATTCAGACGAGTTCGATATGATCGTAAAAATAATATATATGTTTTAGGTAATCTTAAGACAAAGAGAATCACGACTATGTTTAGGCCTAAAGAAGGAAAGGAGTATTACGATGGTGAAGTCTCAAAAGACCTGGGAAATTGATGGCGAACTATGGCTTAACTGCCCGGTTTGTGGAGCAGAGGTCAAAGACTACGATATTTGTGATAGATGTGGTTGGCAAAATACAGGCGAAACAAATATTGATGGCGGTCCCAATAAAATGACGTTAGCAGAAGCTAAAGAGGCTTATGCTAAAGGCTTAGAAATTTACTAAAAGCACACTAACAAACAAATAGGTTAGGGTGCTTTTTTATACCCAAAAATAGGAGTAAAAAATGATTAACACATATTAAAGGGTTTAAAAATCTTTTCAAAGATTAACACCTCCTAGCGATAGGGTTATCATTCGATTACAGATTGAAAGGAAAAATGTTATGGTCGAAAAAGAAAACGGCTTGGCAATCAAGATCCTAATCAATCGGTAATTCTTCCGATGCACTATTGAATATGATCCAAAGACTGGCAGAGGACAAAATTCATGGTCAAAGAAGCGGTACCGGTCAGATTGGTCTTAACTTGAACGGCGACGTAAAATGAATATTGATATTCGGGATAACAACAGGAAAAGCGATATTCTGGAATACAGGAAAATCGTTGATGTTTTAGGGGTAGAAAAATCACCCATTTCGTTGGCTGAATTTCAAGATTTGAAGTATAATGACGTTGAAAAGTATGAGAAGTTAGTAGACAAAACATTTATTCAAAATAAATTCAACACTGGCGAGTGGTTAGATAAAGTTAATTCTGAAAAGTAAGCACGGCATATTCAATCGACGGTAGAAAAAGGCAAGAGCTATTTCTTTGACGATGTAGATGTTGAAGCTTTGTATGATAAATACAAGACGACTGGGCGTTTGAGAAAAAATCGAGATGGTTCACGAACTTTCAAGGAAAATATCAATTTACCTGTTGGACAACATTTAGGAATTGATATTTATACTGGGAAGGAAATCAATTGCATGACAATTCATTACAGCAAGACGGGCGTTCACATCGTCCCACCCTATTACAAGGAGAAATAATCATGAATTTATTGCAATACAATAATCAAAGGATACTTTTGGTGGATATAGATGGAAAATCTTGGTCTGGTATGGCTTATTACTGTGATGCAGATACCAATGAAACTGAAGAGGATGCTTTAACTGTCAAGGTTGGTTCTGATTACATCGAATTTCTTGAGTCTGATATCCAGTCTGTAAAAATCAATTAACAAGGCACTTAATTTTATTAGGTGCTTTTCTTATGCTTAAAGAAAGGAGAAGCTATGTTAGAAAAAGCAAAACAATTGGCATCACAAGAATTTTCGCGACTTTCAGGTCGTGAAATTAAAGTAGAAGACTGCTTTGTAGTTTGGTTTAGCAAGACTCTACAAAACTGGAAAGCACTTGTCAGCACAAATGCAATTTCATCAAATGAAAAGTGCGGCGATTATGCAGAAGTCACGCACAATGGAGATAAGGAAGAAACTTATGTAGATGTGTACGCTAAAGTTTCCAATTGCGTTATCAAAGATTAGGAGGTGATCCGATACATCCCAGCGATAGGGTTATCATTCGATTACAGATTGAAAGGAAAAATGTTATGGTCGAAAAAGAAAAACGGCTTGGCAATCAGGATCCTACTCAATCGGCAATTCTTCCATTCTGCGACGGAACGGTAAGTGGTACGCCGCCTACACCTTTTTCGAGATTGGCAGGCGGCTGTTTTAATGTTTTTTCGTTAAAAATCGAAAACCGTTCTCCTTTTTTAGAAAACAAAAAACGCATACGCGACAATCCGAGGTAGCGTGACGCTTACCGCTTGTCTATGTATGCATCATTAATATTATGTACGGAAGGATATGGATTGAACTACCCCAACTTAACCTAAAACTTCATTTTTTAACGGTTTGAAGTTGGGGATTCCAGGAACACGGCAAACTTGCCAGTCTAGTTCTTCACTAAGTTGGTAGAGGTCACC